AACCATGAGCCCGGCGAACGCCTCGCCAAGATTCCCCACGATCTTCCCCATGATCACCAGCGCGGGTGAAGCAACCCGGTCAATGTAGCCAAAGAACCTTTGCCACACCGGATTACCCAGCGCCCGTGCGGCGGACACCGCCATCCCACCCAGGGTCTCTGAGACATTCCCAATGAACCGCTTCAAACCCCCCAGGTGCGGCAGGAGCATCTCAATACCCCGCTGCAACCCCGGCAGCAATCCGCGTTCGGCGGCGTGCCTCAAATCCAACAGCGGCCCATCAACCAAGCCCCGCAAAAAGTAGGCGAACTTCCGGCCCTCGGGAGACAGCTTCGCCAGCTCCATGTTCAGGGTGTTCAACGCCGCGCCGCCGCTGGCACCCGCGCCCTTCGCGGCCTGCTCAATCGCCCGATGCGCCGACGCGACCTGCTCCAGCGCCGCCGTCAGCCGGTCCTGGGTGTCGATGATCCGTTCCTGCGCGTCCCGAACCTCGTTCGATCCCTCGACGCCCTTTTTGTTGGCGGCGTCAGTGTCGGTCCGTAGGCGCTCCTGCTCCACCCGGAGCCGGTCAATGTTCTCCTGGGCCTGCTCATAGGTCAGGCGGGCCTGCTCACGTTCGTCCCTGGTCGCGGTGGGGTCGGCGCGAACCTTCCGCCACTCGGTCAGGGCCTTGCGAACATCAAGAGCGCCCTGCCGCTGGTCCAGCATCCCCTGCCGCAACGACCGATTCATGTCCTCCAATGATCGGCGGGCAGACTCGCGGGCCTCATTCAGCGACTCCTGTGCGCGAGTAGCGTCCCGTTGCGCGGACGCCAATCCGCGTTCGGCGGACCGGAGGCCCTCCAGCGCGGAGGTCATCTGATTCGCGGTGTCAGCAGCACGGCCACCACCACCGCCAGCGGCCTTAGTCGCGGCCCCCATCGCTTGGACCGCCTTCAGCGGGCCCGCCAAGCCGAGGAACATCGCACCCACCCCAGCTGCGGCGACACTCGCGGCGGCGCCAATCGCCACAATCCCCGCCGCAGCAGCCGCAGCAGCTGGAACGATCGCGGGGGCAATAGCCAGGCCGGCGACGATCAAACCCCGAATTTGCGAGGACGACCGGGAGGCCTCCTGCCCAATCTGCCCAACCCCACCCGTACCGCCCGTGGTGACCACGTTGAGCCGTACCGTGCGGGACCGGACCCGCGACATCTCCATGCGCATCGCCCGTACCTCGGCATAGCCGTCCACGTCGACGCGAGCATGTACATCCCGATCTTGCAGGGCCGCCATCTGCTCCTGCAACCGAGCGAGGCGTGGCAGCCCGGCCACGTTAACCCTGGCCCGAACCCGGGCGTCCATGGCATTGAGTTCCCGGACAGCGGCGCGGGCCTCCTCCACCCCAGACTCATTGAACCTGGACATGATCTCCAGGACGACCGGGGGGAGAAATCCACCAGCACCCACAACATTCCCCTATCCGCGACGCCAAACATCCTGGACGATCGATCCGATGCGCATGCGGGTGAGCCGCCACGCGGGCTCCAAGGACGGCCGGGGTGGTAGGCGGGTACGATGCTGCCACCCACACACCCCACCCAACTCCTGGATCCGCCCATAGACAGTGGTGGGCCCAGTGCGGGTGATCCACCACCCACCAGACGGCACCGGCGGGGTGACCTTCACCGACTCACGCAGCCGACCGGTAACCATGGCCGGGGGTTGACCCGGGGGCGAATTCGTGAGCATCCGCGGTGGGTGCCAACGCACCGCGAGGAGACTTCGTTGCCTCCGCGCGGTTTCCCTGGCCACTTCCTGGGACAGGGCCCTCGCGGCGACCTTCCCCTTGCGGGTCAACGCCTGGAGTGCGACGTCCAAGGCCTGGAGACCATCCAATGCCACAACCATCACCCCCGGTTGGCGCGCTGCTGCTCGGCCTGGACCTCACGGTGTGCGGCCCGGATTAGGAGCATCCGGTCGATGAGCATCGCGGGTGCCTCATCAACCTGGTTCGGCAGCCAGCCGAACGCGTCAGCGAACTGGTAGTAGTAGAGCGCCTCATCATGGAGACACTCCTCCACGCCGTGTGCGGCGCGTACCGGCAGTCCCGCCAGCTGTGCCCTTAGGCGCTGGCGGGCCGCGTAGGGGTTCCCGGCACCCCAGCGTCATCCACGGTTGTCTTGGGGAACAGCAGACCCACGACCGGTTGTGCGGCATTTGTCAGCACCTGCTCATCTGCGATGGTGAGCTCGCCGAGGATTTCGGGTAGCTCCGCCGGCAGGGGTGCGTTGGGCAGGTATGGGATGCTCCACGACTTCACGAGGAGCATGATCACCCCGTCGGTCAGATCATAGGCGCCAGCGAAAGTGCCGATGTTGTCGTCTTTGAGGTTTTTGAGGATCCGGCGCTTATCTTTGGCCCGCAGGTCGGTGGGTTCCCTGAAGGTGACTGTTCCCCCGCTGGGCAGTTGGATTTGCTTGACGATGTCACCGGATAAGACCACATCTGTCACTTGCTGTACCCCCGTTAGTATGTCGCTACCGCGTTGCTGAGTGTGAGTTTCATCGGCGAATAGCCGGCGCTGGCGCCGGCGTCGGTGGTGTTGGCGATCGCGTCGAATTCGCCGTCGTAGGCGACCGCGACCGCGCCCCGGTCGATCTTGACGTTTTTGAATCCTGCCTTTTGGCAGTTCAGGGTCAGGGCCCGGTATGCGGCGTCTGAGGTGGGGGTGACGCCGTTGGTGAATTTGATCTGCGCCTGCGGCTGCGTGTTGTTGATCATGTAGTTGAGGATCGCCTCATCGGCCGGGGCGGTGAACTTCAGCTTCCCCGCAACCCCAACCTTCCCCCGCTGAATATAGAACGGGGTCTGCGCATTCTGGCCGGTGTAGATCACCTGCAACTCGCGTTTGATCGTGATCTCAAACTCCCCACACGTCAACACCAACGTCCCACCCGACGCGGGCCCCGCCAACCCCAGCTGGAATCGCCACGCCGCGAACGGCACCTCCGTCGATGGTGACGATGTTGGTGTCACCGACGCCGCCGCGCTCTTCCACCCCATCCCCTTCGCGTCCCAGGTGATCAGCGACGACTCGGCGTTGCCCTTCACCGTCAACTCGGACACCACACACCCCGCGTAGGCGCGGGCGCCCACCGATGCTGTTGGCCCCTGATAGTCCGTGATCGTCAACGACCCGGGCTGGGACGCACCAGTGTTCAGCAGCGAGATCGCATGCGAATACGGTGCACTGGCGCCGGTGGTCGTCACATCACCCAGAATGTTTTTCGCCAGGTACCCGAAGGTGTCCGGGAACCACGGCCCCGAAAGGGACCACTCGCACTTCTGCACACCCTGGATCCGGTTGTACATCTCAACCATCGACCCGCGCAGCGCCTGGTCATCCAACCAGGTGTACGAGTCCTGCGGGTCGAACTTTTCGACCGGCACCGTCACCGTCGGAACAACCGCGGTCCCCTGGGTTGTTTCGGCCCCGATCCCGATGAATTGTTTCGCCGAACTGAAAGTAGTTGGATCCGCCATCGTCACACCACCCTTGCGTTGTCGGGCACCACGCTGTCGGATGCCTCAGTTGGTTCCCAGCACCCGTCTCCGGCGGGGATGGTGGGCCAGGCCAGCACCGCACCCGGGACAACAGTCACGGGGATGTTGGTGTAGACCCGCTCATCTGGGCCGGTGTACAGCCACCTGGGTCCGGGGGTTGGTGTGGGCGGTAGTTGTGACGCCGGATCGGTTTCCGCCGGATCTGACAGGGCCGGCACGTCGCGTTTCGCCATATGTCCCCTAGGCTTGGATGGTTTCGTGGATCTCCACGGTGATCTGCGCGTCGAACCGCAACGTTCGCTGATCATCGGTGGCTCGGACCGGCCCGTACTCCCAGGTCATCCGCTCACCAACATCAAGGATGTTGGACAGGGTTCCGGTAGTCGGATCGGCCTGATGTGTGGCCCCATCTGACAGGGACACATTCCGGAGCTTGGCGAGCACCGCGTCAACCATCGCCGGGAAGTACCGGTCGATGCTGGGGTTGTCGCCGTCCCCGTGCCACACCACCCAGATATCAACCTGGTGGACCAGGTTTTTAGTGCCACCGGACGTGAGCACCCCGGGACGTGCCCGGGGTAGGGCCAACCGGTTCTCATCGCCCCGGGATCCCCAAATGTAGGCGGTGGGCACTGTCCCGTCACCGGGGTTCGGCGGGGTGATGTAGGCCTGCAGGGCACCCAAGCCCAGGGGCAATGCCAGCTGGTGGAGGGTGACGCGCAGGAACTCCTGCACCGTGTTGATTGGCATCACAGCACCCGTCGGTATGGTCTGAGCAGCTGGTAGGCCATGTCCCGCAGATCCTTCGGACCGGTCGTCCCACTGGTCTTCCCACCGGAGACGCTCTGCACGGTGGTGGCGGTGGACCCCCGGACCAGGGCCTGTGAAGCGGCCAGCAGCACCCCGGCTTGGATGATCGTGCCGGGCATCGTTGTCACCATCACCCCCGTGGCGTGTCCCGCGACCAATGCTGTGGCCAGGCTCAGGGTCCCCGGGCCACTGACCGCACCCGAGGACGCTGGGGTGACCGAGGTGACGCTGATGGTCTCCTGGGTCGCCCCGTCATGGATGATCCCGGTCGCCCCCGCCCAGCCGGTGATGTCATCCACCACCAGACTGGCGGACCCCAGGGTCGCGGTGGTGGTGATTGACGCGTGAGGCCACCCGTTGATGTAGGTGACCTCAACTTCGCAGGATTCCCGGCCGGCCGCCCAGGAGATGAACCCGGGGGCCATC